CAGATATATTATTTAATGCAGATGCAAGTGATTGCATTGCACTAACAATTGATTGTAATCTAACCAAATCAAAATCTTTTATAGAACTATTAATAGCAGCAAATACTCCAGCAAGTTTAACTGAATCTATAATAGATACGTTTTGACCAAAATCTTTCAATGCACTAATTGCATTTTTTAATCCTTCACCAAAAAGGTTCATTCCATATCCAACAGCAATTACAGCACCAGATAAAAGAATTATTGCACCAGCAAATAGAGCAATTACTCCTGTAGCAGGTAATATCACTTCTGACATAGCAGCAATTGCAACAGATGTCAATCCAATTAATACTGCTAATGATAATAATCCCAATCCTACATCTTCTAATTTAATATCACTAAATTGTTTTAATCCATATGCTAATAAAACAAATGCACCAGCAACAGCTAAAATTGCTCCACCTAAAGCATATATTTCAGCAGCCGCGAGTCCTCCTGTTAATCCTGCCAATCCAGTTAATCCAGCCGCACGTTGTGCAGCTGCAAGTTCTATTTGTGCCATTGCGGTAGATTGTACAGCAGCTGTTTGTTCTACTTGTGCAACTGTTTGAGCTGTGGTTAATGCCGTTAAAACTTTAATTGTATTATTTATACCATCTGCTAAATTTTTAAATGTTTTAAACGTTTTATAAATAGTATATCCAATTGATGCTATAGAAGCCAAAGCTAATCCTATAGTAACAAAACCAACAAGCGTCTTTCCGCCGTACTCATCAATGCCTTTTAAAATTTTATTTATAATTTCTAATGTTCCTTCAATTACAGGCAAAATTGTATTAGAAATACTTAAAAATAATGATTTAATTCTTGACATTATTTCTTCTGTTTCTTTTAAGTTGATAACGTCTCTTACTCTTTGTTCTCTTGCTGCTGCTGTATTTTCTAATACTGATCCTGATTGTTCATCTAATTTTTTATATTCTTGAATCATTTTTTTTGCTTCATCAGTACCACTTATTTCTAATGCAGCCAAATCTTCTCTAAGAAGAAGTTGTTTTTGTAAATCAGTCAAAGACAATCCGGTTGCTTTTGCAATAAGTTCTTTTTGGAATATGTCTAATTTATTGAAGTCACCTATATTCTTTACAACTTTAAAAATTTCATCATATCCTTCTTGAATTTTGCCAGTATAAAACAATTCTCTAGCTTTTTGAAAACTGATATTAGATCCTAATACTACACTTGCTTCAATTTCATCAGTTATGCTTTCTTGGAAATCCAACATCTTTCTTCCAATTTCAGCTACTTTTTCCAAATCAGTACCCAATCTTCTTGCATATATTGCAGCTTTTACTAATTGTTCCGCACCACCTTTAATCATTCCTCTAGCTTTATCACCTGCTTTTGCAACATCATCCATTACTTTTGCAAGAGGTACACCAGCTGCTTTTGATAAAGCAGAAGCAAAGTATACTACTTTAGTTGCTTTAACCATGTCAATCTTACCAAATGACCTCAATGTCATCACTCCGTCAACTAATTCTTTATTACCAACACCTAATTGTTTTGATATTAATGTTAAATCCTTAGCAGCTTTTGCATTAAATAATGTTAAACTGCCAAATGAATCCACCATGTGAGTTGCAGTGGCAGCAACTTCTTCAGCAATAACACCATATTTAGCCAATTCAATTGTGGTATCATATATATAACCTTTTAATGTTTCTGCTTCATCTTTTAATAAACCAAAAGATTTTGCGGTCTTAACAAATGCACCATTAACATCATCAAATGCTTTATATAATGTACCAAACATTGTTTTTAAATACATGGTTGTGACTCCCAAAAGTATCATTGTACTGAGACTCATATTATCAAATAATGTTTTTAACACAGGCAATTTTGCAAAAACACCAAATAAACCTTTGAATTGATTAAATCCAAATGTATTTTGTATAGTTATTCTAATATCTTCAAGTGCACTTTTTTGTTCTTCAAGTGCTCTGTTTTGTTTAAGCATTGCATCATATGATTCAATATGAGCTTTTAGTTTTAATTTTAAATTATTAATTTGTGTTTGTTGAGCTGTTCTTTGTAGATCAAGTGCGTCTATTTCAGTGTGATTGCCACGTTTCAAAGCTTCATTGATAGATTCTTGAATGGCAGGAATTTTTTTGGATTCTTCTAGATAATTTTGTAATGTCTTTGAAATTTCCTCTTCCAAATTTCTCTTTTTTTGAATCATCTCATTAAGAGCATTTTGTTGTATTATATTTCTTGATAAATCTGTATCACCAATTATATCTTTTATATCATTATATGATTTTTTTAATTCTTCTATTAGATCTTTACCAATTGATAATTGTTCATTTACCCTTTTGAACCCTTCAACTTCATCACGAATGAGTTTTTTAATTGATGATGCAAAACTTTCCAGTTTATCATTAGCAATTCCAAATTCCTTTCCAAAATCTTTTAAATCTTTTGTATCTGCCATAATCTATGAATATAAATATAAAATAATTTAATAATTCATTATTTTACTTACGCATAGACGGACCTTTCACAGATGATTTTGGAGATGATTTAGAGGACTTCTCTGCTTGTTCTGACTCTTTTTCTTTTTGAGAAATCAGCTGATTTGTATAAAATATGCGTAAATATACAGGCAGTTTGTATACTATATCTTGATTAAATGCTCCTTGACTATGATAGGCAAGAAGAAATATTTGTTCATGAAGTCTTACTTTATCTTCCGGTGTCAGGCCAAAAAAACTGTACCGTTAGTGGTACACCTAGCCTTTCTTCATGTGAACAGTCTCCGCATGTAAAATTAAAGTTTAAATCTACATCAGGAGTATTCTTTTTTATGTATTGTCTTAAAGCTAAAGCGTCTCTGGAAACCATTTCTGTCTCAACATACTTCTTTACATAGTTTCTATCACTGTTTCCATCTACACTAATAATCATAGATCTTAGTCTTGAAGTAACTTCATTTGATGAAGTTCCCTTTAGAATTTTATTATTAGCCTTCAACTCATTTTCTATTTGTTGTTCATCCTTATGAGTTAAAATTCTATATTGTATAGTCTTTTTTGAATAAGGAAGAACAAATTCAAATGAATTTTCACCTCTGGTATAATTAGAGAAATCAAACTCTTCATTCTTGATTTCACCCAAATTAAACGTTACTTGATTCTTTTCTCTACATTTTGGACATGTTACTTCTACAGGTCCATATCCATCACCGTATGCTAATCTTCTAGCTGCAACAAGTACTGCATTTTTATCAACCAACAACAAGTCATCTAATTTGATGTTTTTATCTACAATCAGATTTTCAAGCAATTTATCTAATACAATACCTTTTTTAATGAGATTTTGACTCATAAGGATATCTTCTTCCTTAGCTGTCATCATCTTTAATTCAATTTTACCGCTAGACAATGGATGTCCTATTGGATAAAAATGTCCTTCTGACGGTAATTCAATTACTTCAGTTGGATACGTAACCTCTTGCTTTTGTGGTTGCGGTGGCGGTGATTGAAAAGATTGTGGTCTTGTAATTGGTACTGTGAAATTTTCTTCCATAAAATGTATAACTTGTACACATATATATGGAACAATTCAATTTTTTGATTTATTTTATTTAAATTGATACCGCAGACAATTCTTTTTGCGCCGCAGACAAATATACTTTAGCCTGTTTTACTTCCTCCTCAGCACTTTTAACTGAATCTTGAGCATCTTTTCTTTGTTTTGTCAATTCAACCGCATCTGTTTGTTCTTTAACTTCATTTGGTACAGTTTCTTTATTTGTGGTTACTTGTACCCTAGATAGGTTAGATAATCTAAGTTTTGCGGTTTTTAATTTTTCTTCTTTTGCTTTTAATTCAGATCTTCTTTGATTAACAAAAGCAATTTTTGTTTTTTTTGTAGCAGCTTTAATATCATCTTCTTTCAACAAAGCAACAATTCTCTTTAACTTAGATTCAATACTTTCATTTACTTTGTTGTATTTAAATTTTTGAGTCAAGTCTTTAAATAAAGCAATATCATACCATCCAAAGATGTATCTAAAGAACTTTTCCTTTTGATCATCAGTGTATTTGTCTGAACCTAACATTTGTCTTACGGCTGTACCACTTAAGATTCTACCATCAACCATTGTTTGACTTTCTGGAATAATAAGTACATATCCGTGTTTGTTTAGAGGTTCTAGAGTATTTGTATTACCAGTATATGATTTAAAATAACCACCTTGATCTACTTTTAGTCTTTCAGCGTCTTTTTGACCCAAAGCAAATATAACACTTGTTTTATCTGGATCATACTTTTGAGTGATTTCTAATGATTTATATGGACTTTTTGTTTGAACAATGTGATCAGGAGCAATACCGTGTCTTACCCATATTTGTTGTTTTTCACCAAAAGTAAGTGGAGAATCTGGTAGTTCTACTTTACCGCTTGTAGAAACGTATGTGTCATTGCCAGTTATACTCTTTAAAAAGTTAAATGCATTTAAATGACCTCTATGTGGTGGATGAAATCTACCAGGATATATTCCAATTACGCTTTTCAAATTCATGTTATATAAATATAGTGGTCAATTGTTAATACGCATAAAAAACTCCTTGTTTTTAGCAAGGAGTTTAAAAAGGATAAGTTTTTAACTTTATTAGTATTGTAGAATACAGTAATCTACAGATAGTGTCAAACTGATTGTTGCGGGTTCACCGCTATCAGTCCAGTCCATTTCACCAAAGTCAGCACTGGTGATGAATGCGCCTTTTAATGTCCATTCTTCTACCTTATCACCAACTGGACCTAGTACGTTCACGGTCAAATCTTTTTTGTAGAAGTCACTATAACCATCACGGCCGGTTACAGATTCATGACTCAAACGTATCCATTCCATTGTTGCTTGAGCACCAGATGGTACAATTGGATCATAAAGTTCCATTGTGATATTGTCCCAAGTGGTTTTGCCTTTGTAGTAACGTTGGATGTTGATGTGATCCAATGTCTTCTTTTCACTGGTTACTGTTGGTCTCTTGACTTTTCTGATCAAGAAGCTTGGAATACCATCACAGTACAATAGAAACCTATTTTTGACTTTTGGTTCAAATTGTGTAAAGAATATTTCATTACTGTTTAGTAGATCTGCCATAAATTTTAAATCCTTATTTAGTTGTTATAATAATAAATATAAATTAAAAGTACTTTTTTTTAAATTGTATTTTAATTTTTAAATAGTTATACTCTATACAAACCAGACTCTAATTATGGCTAGATCTAAAAATTCAAAAAATTGGTTATCTCTAAACTGTAAACATTGTAATAATGTGTTTGAATGTAGAGTAAGCAAACCAAAGATCTTTTGTAGCAAGAAATGTAGTAATAGTGATAATTCTACAAAACAAAAGATAATTGATGGTCAAAAAAAGACTTTTGATGAAAAATATGGTGGTCATCCAATGACTACAGATGCCGTAAAATCTAATTTTAAATCTGCAATTGTTAAAAAATATGGAGTTGATAGTTATAGTAAATTGCCTGAATATAAAGAAAGGGTAAAGCAAACTCTTCTGCAAAAATATGGATCTGAAAGTTATATAAATGTAGAAAAAATAAAATCTACTATGATGGATAGATATGGAGTAGATAATGCAGCTAAAATAAAATCCGTCTTAGATAAAAGATCTGTTACTAAGAAATCAAACCATTATGAATTCTTAATAAATTACTGTAATAGTAACAAATTACAATTCCTATGTAGTGAAGAGGATTATAAAGGTTATCACTTTAGTAACATTTATAAATTCAAATGTGACGTATGCAATAAAACGTTAGAATCTACGGTTTATAACTTAAACAACTTGTTTTGTGATTATTGTCATCCAGAAAAGATTACCACTGTTGAAAATCATTTTTATAATTTTTTACAAGAAATATTACCAAAAGATACTGTTATTAAAAGAAATGATAGAACAGTGTTAAATGGCAAAGAATTGGATTTTTATATTCCAGAATTAAAAATTGCGTTTGAAATTGATGGATTATACTGGCACAGTGAAAACGGGGGTGGCATCAATAAAAACTATCATTTGAATAAAACAAAATCTTGCAGTTTTTATGGTATATCACTAATTCACATTTTTGAAAATGAATGGATAAATAAAACAGAAATTGTAAAATCCATAGTTAAAACACTGTTGAAAACCAACACACTATTTAAAATTAATGCTAGAGATTGCATTATTAAAGAAGTAAATGAAACTGAAAAAAATAAGTTTTTGAATAACAATCATTTACAAGGAGAAGATAAGTCCACAGTTAAATTAGGATTGTATAATAAAAATGATCTGGTCAGTATTATGACATTTAGAAAAACTTCCCGTTTTGATAAAACAAGTGATTGGGAATTAGTTAGATTTTGTAATGCAATTAATACTACAGTTAATGGTGGTGCGAGTAAATTATTAAAACATTTTATCAAACATTATAATCCAAAAAATATAGTAAGTTATAGTGATAGAAGATATTTTACCGGCAAAATTTATGAAACTTTAGGATTCAATTTTGTAAGTCACACACCACCTAATTATCATTATCTTATAAATAATTATAAAGATATCAGACACCGCATGAGTTTTCAAAAACACAAATTAGAAAAAATGTTAAAAATATACAACCATTCATTGAGTGAATGGGAAAATATGAAAAATAATGGTTATGATAGAATTTGGGACTGCGGACACGGCAAATATTTCCTTAAGATTCTTTCAAACTAGCTTTTTTATCAAATATATGATTGATACTGTTTCTGAGTTTATCTAGATGACCTCTTGATCTTAGTACTTTAAAAACAATGTTTTCTGTACTAAACTCACCGGCTTTATTAAGACCCACTTCTCTCATATCATACAAATCTTTAAGTACTTTTTTTAACTTATCCATACTTTCAGTTTCTAGTGCATTTTTAATTTTTAACACCATATCACTGTATTTTTGTTGGATTTGTTCTTTATCTAATTCAAATTCTTCTTTTTTTGGTTCAGTTACCCATTTGTTGTTTAATAATGAATAAACTCCAGTGGATCTATTTTTCTTAGATATATCTTGAATATATACTTCTACGTTAAATCCTTTGATATGAATATCATGGTCTGCATTCCATTTGGCTTTAATTGCATTAACCATCTTTTCAACCATCTCAACGTCTTCAGATACATCTTTGAAATCAATTACTATATGAACGTCAATATCACTAAAATCTGACCAGTTATAGTTTGCACTGCTTCCTACCATTAAAATATCTTTAATTGGCGCAGTTAATTCTGTATCCTTATAGAATGATAGTCCTATAGACTTTAATGATTCAGCTACATCAGGTTTTAATGTTAAATTATCCCAAAGCGCTGGATTAAGTGTGTTGTTATATATTCTCACTTTCATATATTAGAATAACTATAACCAAAAGATTCAGGTAAGCTATTTATTAACAATTGTAATTCATTTAGTGATTTTGATGCGGTTGTATGAATAATACCATGACCACCAGCTTCTGCAAATGATTCTACATTTTTTGGTAAATCATCAATTAAGCAGCTATTTGGTTTAGCAAATTTAGCTTTACCTCTACCAGAACCGCTGAAATTAACTTTTAATCCTGACCAATGGTTTCTCAACCATTCTAATTTACCTTTTTCTATGTTTCTAATAACTTCTTTAGCTTCATCTCTAGGATGGTTTTTAATAATCCAATTGCCACTAGTACTTGTTAAAACTTGAAGATCTAATTGGTTTTCTTGAGTAATTTTAGTCAAACCAGCTTTAAGTTGATCAAAATCAGGCATCTTTTCCATACTTGACCAAAACAATTCACCTTTATCAGCAATTGCATTCCAAAACTTTAAAGTTCCATATTGAGCTTCAAATTCTTTTGGTGATGTTCCCATCATCTTAGAAAATTGTAAATCAAAATTGCACATCACACCATCCATATCACAAAATACAATAAATGGTACAGATTGTTCTAAGAGGTTAGCATCCCAAACTTCAGGTAAAAGCGCTTTAAGCTTAATCATAATAAAATAAATATCAGGAGGTTAAAATAAGTTGACTTAAATCTATAAAAAGCATATATTAAAAGCGCAACATTTATATTTAAAAAAGCATTAAGCATTTATTATAATAATAAGTAAAGCGCAATATAAAAAGCGCAGCGCTCCTGATAATTATAACTTTATTTAGGATTTGGTATAAAAGTTCCATCTTTTAGATTTAAAGAACCTTCACCGTATTTGGTGGTGATAGAATTTAACCATTCATCTTCATCTTTTTGGATCTTTTCATACTTTGATCTTAGATCTGATTCAACTCTACTTAGTTCTTTGATTTTTTCATCTAGTGTCATTTTGTCTAAATACAATTGACCAAATGACATAATGTTTTCTTGAAAACTTAGTTGGATTTTCTTTAATGAATCCAACTCTTGTTGTGTAAATTTAATA